TGCCTCCCTTATATCCCCCACCTGCTTTCTCATACTCTTGAGCAACAAGCTGGGCCTTGCGTGCAGACCACTGACCCGGCTTACCACCTTTCGATCCGGACATCACGCGATCTTTAATGTTCTCGCGTAAACCAGGCTTTGTATATTTACTATTATCTTGCGACACAAAACTAATGTTTTTCTTTATTATAAGTAACCCTCAATCAATTTCTTTAATCCTGTTTCAAAATTAATCTTGGCGTTCCAGCCAAGATTCCTAATCTTAGTTGGATCAATGGCATACTTCAGGTCATTACCAGGACGATCCTTGACATGTTTGATTAGTTGGCTATGGGGAGCATGCTCTGGTCGTAGTTCATCCAGCAGTTGACAGATGGTTGTGACAACTTCCATGTTGGTTTTTTCTCCGTCTCCTCCAATGCAATACTGCTGACCGATCACACCTTTCTTCATAACAAGAAGAAGAGCATCAATATGATCTTCAACATGAAGCCAGTCACGGATGTTACCTCCTTTTCCATGGATCGTAATCTTCTCCCCCTTCAATGCATTGGTAATAGTCATGGGTATCAACTTCTCTGGATGCTGTCCAGGACCGTAGTTATTGCTGCAATTTGTAATGACCGCCGGAAACTTATAGGTGTTGTACCAGGCCATCACAAGGTGGTCACTGGCTGCTTTGCTGGCTGAGTATGGGGAACGTGGGTTATAGGGTGTTGTCTCAACGAAGTAAGTATCAACAGTGTCTGGATGAAGAGAACCAAACACTTCATCGGTACTGACATGTAAGAACTTAAACGGGTCTTCAAGATAAATGCGGCATGCCTCCAGGAGATTAAATGTTCCAACAATATTGCTATAGATGAAATCTTTTGGTGAACGAATGGAATTGTCTACGTGGCTTTCAGCGGCTAGATGAAAGATTTTGCTGGGTTGCAGGATCTTAATCCATTCTTCAATAGTACCCTCGTCTACCAGGTTGTACGGCAACAGCTGGTAGCGATTATGCGCATCAGGATAGGTATTCAACTCTGCTGCATTACTGGCATATCCCAACTTGTCAAAGCTGTAGATCATCGCATCTGTTGTGGTTAACAGGCGCTTAATCAAATGCCGTCCAATAAAACCGGCACCGCCGGTGACAAGAATTTTTTCCATGTGTTTATATTAGTCAAAAAGATCAGCTTGTTTAAACGGAGTTCCCTTTTTATCTTTGTCTGAAAGGATTGGTACCCTTGCTTTTTCCCAAGGTATATCTAGGTCTTTATCGTTCCAGAGCAGTGTACGCTCGTGCTCAACATCATGCACTTGCGTCATCTTGTACAGCACATCTGCTCGATCACCAAGAACGCAATACCCATGGGCAAGGCCAGGTGGGATCCACAACATATCCTGGTGCCTGATGTCTCCATCAAGCCTGACCTGCAACCAGTGCCCAAATGTTTCGGAGCTTTTGCGCAGATCAACCACAACATCTTGGATGCTGCCACGGATGCAACGCACCAATTTCCCCTGGTCATGAGGTGGGATCTGGTAGTGCAGGCCACGAATCACACCACGGTTTGAGATCACATAAGAATCTTGCTTGAACGTAACGTCGCCAAAGATCTCCTTATGTTTGATCTCGTGCCAGTGGTCTGAAAACGTTCCGCGCTGATCTTCGTAACGATCAACTGTGATTAGCTTGACGCCATCAAAACTTAAAGGATAAACCTTCATGCGCGGTTCATATGGGTTTGGCAGGCCAGGAAAAACGGAATCTAATTGGCCAAGGAATTTCTCTAGCCGTTCTTCTTCCGTTGGTAATTTATAAGCTCGGGCTTTGGGGCCGTCCAAACTTTTCCATCAATTCATCCATGCATTCTAGTGATTCAAGGCGCATTAAAATATCAGAGATGGCATTGATGGTAATAGGGTGTTCGGCTCGTGCAGCAAATGCCAAAGCATCCCGAAGGTTGTCGGTCGCAAGTTTGACTGCTTCTTTTACTTGATTTGAAAGCGCCATTTCGGATGCTGTTGGTTCCCTTACTATAACGACTGTGCCAAGCATGGTAGACAGTTGATCTACTTATAGTTTGGCACAGTTACGTTTGACTGCTAGTTCGGTTGGCTTCCTACTTTTGTAGGGAATATTCACCAACAACTTCAGAAATGTAATCCAGGTTTTCTTTGGTCAGCGTAGGTGCAGTACCCATAAAGAACACATTCTTAAGAACTTGGTAAGCATTGGGATAATTCTTTGCCTCACCTAAGTGCCGATACGCAGGATGGAGCAGTAGGTTGCCTGCGAAGTAATTACGGGTTTGCACTCCGTTCTCTTCTAACCAAAGCTGAAGACCTTCCTTGACTTTTGCATTGTTACAAACAATAGGCACACCAAACCAGGAGGTTTCTGCTTCGGGTTGCTCGTCAACAACACGAACTTCTGTACCTAATAACGCAAGGATCTCTTTGATTTGTTTGTAGTTATAGCGACGCTTTGTGTGGATTTCCTCAAATTTAGAAAGCTGAACTTGACCCACGGCTCCTTGTAGATCCAGGGGTTTCAAGTTGTAACCGATCTGGCTGAACACATACTTGTGATCAACAATCCCGTCATAACCAGGGAGCCACTTGTCAAAACGCTTGCCGCAACTACCGTTGATCAGCTGATTGCAGGCGCCAACGCAATAACAATCGCGGCCCCACCAGGCAAACTGCCGTGCAAGCGTAACAACTTCCGGGATGTTGGAGGACACCATACCCCCTTCCATCGTTGTGATGTGATGCGCTGGATAGAAGGAGCAAGATGCAGCAACTGCATTGGCGGTCAGGTAATCATCACGCCACTTGGAACCAAGGGAATCGCAGTTGTCGGCAATGTATTGGATCTTGTTTTTGTCGCAGATTTCAAGCAGTCGGTCCAGGTCGTAGCTGTTGCCTAGCACTGGGCTGCTGAAAACAGCTACTGTTTTGCTGTTGATTGCATTTTCAACTTGATCCAGATCCCAATTCAGGTCGTCCCAAGTGATATCAACAAACTTAGGGACCAGATTGTTTTGCAGGATTGGGTTAATTGTCGTTGGGAAACCAACCACGCTAACAATCACTTCGGAGCCATCTGCCCAACCAAAGTACTTCTTAAGGGCGGCAACCATGACCAGGTTGGCAGAGCTGCCGCTGTTCACCATCAGTGAGGAGTTGAATCCAAACTTGCGGGAGAATTGCTTTTCAAATTTGTCAACCTCTTTGCCAGCAGGGAACCAGGCTCCTTCCCTCAGGCTGGCAATCGCTGCTTCAACTTCTGCTCCATCAAAGTACGGTCCGGAGTACAGAACTTTTGATTTAGACATAGGTCGAGCAATCCTTCCTCAAAGGAAATTAAAAGTTTGAAGCCGTGAGAGGCAAGCTTGCCACAGTTTAAACCAAAACTTACCGCCTGGTTGTAGTTCTGCGGGACGGAATGGTGATGTACTTGACCATGAAAACCACCAATTTTCTTGGCTTTGTCAAGGGCTTTGGTCAGTTTGGTGGAAAGCCCTGTGCCTACGTTGTAGATACAGTTCGTATATCCATGCTCACACAGAAACTCCATGGCCCTGCAGGTGTCCATGATGTGGATGAAGTCGCGTGACACGTTGGTGTGTACATTAATGTCCTTGCCTTCTCTCAGGTTGTTGATCAAGTAGTGCAGGGCGTTTCGCTTTTGGTTTCCGGTGTCGGGACCACCGTACACATTGCCCAGCCGGAAGATGCGGTAGTTGATACCAAAGACTTGACAATATTCTTTTACAAGTTTTTCAGCTGCGTACTTGGTGATTGAATAGAAACCATTGGGATCGCAGATGACTTGCTCGTCGGGATACACATGGTTTGGTCCGTAGACAAACCAACTACTTACAAAATTGAAGGTCTCAACGTTACTGTTGCGACAAGCTTCAAGCCTGCGCATCAGCTCAACTAAATTCGTATTGATGTCAATGTGGGGATTTTCTATAAATGTTGAGTTGTCAGTTGTACTGATTAGATACAAAACATTCTCGGTCTCGGGCTCCAGCTGTTCTCTGGGTATTGAAAAGGAGGGGAACAAACCGCTAAAGTAGGTTCCGATGATTCCCGTGGCCCCGTAAACGCTCAGATCCATCGCTGTCGCTGGCTGCGAACAGGATCATAAATCCAATAGTCAAGGGGGAGGTCCATATCAAAAGGAGACGTGTAGGTCTCTTGACCAGGGAGGCCACCCCATTTCTCAACGTAATATCGTCCGTTCTCTTTAAAGGTCATCTGATTCTTTGCGTAGATCTGAGGATCTCTTTTGATTGTTGCGCTAACAGTATGTTTGTATTTCAAAGGCAAGTACTCCCACTCAATCCCTGCAAGCTTCATGCGGTAACGGTGGTCGTTATCTTCGTAATAAGCAGGAAAGAAATTTTCGTCCAAGTAGCCAACTTCATAAAGAAGTTCTGGTGCAATCACAAGGGAAGAATATCCATTCTGACTTTCGTCACACAAAATTCCAACAAAGGGATCTTCCAAGCGCTTTGCTAGTTTCTTGAGTTGACCTGGCTCTGGATGCCAATCAACCGACAAAACACACCAGTAAGGGCAGTCGATATTTTGTTTGATGATTTGATTGACAGAACCAGAGAAGCCAACGTTCATGTGGTTATGTACAACCTCTACCTTCTTGATGTACTTGTGGCCAAAGGAATCTACGTCACTCTTTAGATCGTAGATCATCTGCAACACATCTTTATCCTTACCCATTGAGTTGTCAAGGATAAAGTAACGATCAACAGGGTGATCAATGCTTTCAAACTGTTTCCACAAGTCATCTGCGCCATTGAGAATCATGGTGCCAATCATGGGAATAGTTTTTGTCATAGGTCCACCCTTAAGTAGTCTTCGTCTTCTGCGATCAGTTTAGCTTCGTAAGCATCTGCTTCTACGGTTTCAACATCATCAAAAGCAATGCCCATCCGGCTGCGCAAGTCACGCCTTATGAACTCTTGAAGAGTGATGTTGGACTGGCAAAAATAAAACCGAGTGATGTTACAGGACACCAATAAACTCCCAAATGCTGACCTTGTAGATCAATTCCAACTGCAGGATAGTGATGACGGCAATCATGGCAACCCTGCCGTTCCAGCGTTCCGCATACCATATATAGTCATTTGGGTGCCAGGGAATTTTGCTGGGGTGCAGGTCGACCAGGTACTCATCCCAGATTGCTTTAAAAATCCAGGAGAAGCAATGCCAAAGGCCTACGAGCCAGAGCTTGGCTTTGGTTAGTGGATCCAATGGAGGCCGCCAAATAAAATGAATATGTCGATTGTAGCCGTAAGGAAGAGGGCAATCAGTAGCGTTAGGATCACAATCTCAAACTCTTTCATTGGAGGAAAAATACTTTATACTCTGAATAATATACAAAACCTTCGATGGTTGCTAAAGTTAATGCATCGGATCCTTGGGATTTAGCCAAGGAACAGCAACCAAAGATGATGCGGGACCTGAACAGGACCGCAGCCAGAATTACGCTTAACGGAAAACGTCACTATACAACTCCGTTACCCACTGGACCTGCACCGTCCGTAACTACTATTATTGGTGAGACAGCTTCCGAAGCGAACAAGCGGAAGCTCGAAATGTGGTCAAAGGCAAATCCAGGTGTTAAAGAAGCGGCGGCTGAGCGGGGTACTGCCATCCACTATGGCATGGAATGCTATCTCAAAGGAAACAAGAATCCAGACATACCAGAGGATTACAAGGATTTTTGGGCTGGTATGCCGCCGATCCTGGATCAATTTGAAGAAGTGCTTTGGGCAGAATCGCCTATTCTTGAAAAGTTTAATTTCACTATCGGCGCTGACGACGTTGCTCGCGTCTGGGGTTGTGACGAGGAAGGACGCGCCTGGGCTGGTGCCCCTGACATTATTGGTGTGGTTAATAACAAGCTGACACTTGCTGACCTCAAGACCAGTGTCAAACCATACAGCAGGAAGTGGCCCAAGGACTTGGAGAAAGGGTCGCCGGAATGGCGTGATCTCTTGGGTGGTCACATGAAATTTAAAAAAACCTGCAAGCAGTTGGCTGCATATGACCTTGCCATTCAACAAACCTTGGGGATGAGGGTCCAGCAAGCTGCAATTCTGGTTTCAACCCCGGTTCGCACTCAGGTATTCAAGATCTCCAGGCGGTATCTCGATATCCTGCATGAAGATTGGTACAAGATTGTTGCAGAGTATTACACTCAAATTGAGAATTGTGGTGTCTACGATCCGGACTTGATCTGATGACTGAGTGGACTCCTGACAACCAACATGTGATCTGGGATCCTCACAGTCCTGAAGAGCGGAGGCGCCGGACCGCATGGTCTGTCGCAACATCATGTGCAATTGAGACGGGTGAGAATCCAGTTGACATCTACAACCGTATGCTGGATGAATTCCAGGCTGTAGATATGTACGGGCACATGGCTCTAGATGAGTCCAATGAGTCCGAATAATTTTAAGAATCTGTGATGGCCCTCTCGGATTGGCGGCCGTAGGATGAAGAGACACTCAACTCCAACCACCATGGAAATCTACATTTCCTTGGGGGAGTGGATGAATACGCTCCAAGGCCGCATGAACAGTGCGGTTGATGGGGATTGTTTTTGTCTGCCTTCCCATATGCATCTTCATGCTTATGAACTGGTAAAGGAGACATGGTTCCCTGATCGGGACTTTAAAGTAGAACTCAAGGAAGCACGTAAGGTATGACCAGCCAAAATCAGCAAGCTCTTCGTCCGGGAGAAATCAATCTCGGATACATTCCCATCGATTGGCCCTTAACACCCCTGGGTGCAAAGAAAGATCCGTATGTGAATGGCTGGCAGAACAAGCCTTTTAGCGTTCGTGAAATTGAAGAAGAGATCGTAACTGGCAACTGTAAGGCCATTGGATTGCTGGGTGGTCCGGTCTATAACCATCCCTATGGTTTGGTTTGGGTTGATATTGATGGCCCTAGCGTCTACACACTTGTTAAACAGCTGTCGGATCAGGAGGATTTTGATGTTGCACTGCCTCCCACGCTGACTATCTGCAGTGGTAAGGCGGGTCGTGAACGGAAACTCTACAAGCTAAGCCGAGAAAAACAAAAACATTTTGCACGAAACAAATACACCTGGCACGCTGAGACCAACAAGGAGAAACTTGAGATCCTTTGGTCTAAGCACCAGGGCGTGCTGATGGGTCTGCACCCTGAAACCGAAGGCTATTACACAGCTGAAGGGATGGGTTTTGAGTGGGTGGAACGCCTGCCTGAATTTCCGGAATGGCTTCTTAATCTCATCGTTAATAAGAACGTTCGTCAGGGTACACCTGCGAAAGAACGCACTCGGATCGTTGGTCCTGGTTTTGCTATCAACGCTGAGATCTCGCTAGAGCGGGACATGAAACTGGCGACAGAAGCAATGTGGGCTCTGCCGCCAGATGCCGCTGATGATTACGACATTTGGATCACTATCGGCCAAACGCTTCACAGCTTGGATGAATCTCTGCTTGATAGCTGGGATGAATGGTCCAAGCAGTCAGAGAAGTACAAGGAAGGTGAGTGCCACAGGCGGTGGCGTTCCTTCTCCAAGAACGGTGGTCGCGGCCTGGGATCTCTTATTCACATTGCCCAGGAGCATGGGTGGAAGCCTTCCCAGGAGCACCGTGCGTTGAATGTTGATGATGAGACATTAAATCACGTTTCGAAGCTACTTGCTGAAATTGAAGAGGATTTACTGATGGCACCGGAATTACTTGAGGAAACCAAGTCTCCAACTCAAACTGAACCAGTGTGGAAGAAGCGGCAAACACGGGCGCCTCAAGAGAAATCAGGAAAAGACCAACGGTCAAGAAACCCTTCATCGAACGTAGTTACCGACGTTGTGCTCGACCTGTATAAGGGGGATCTGCTCTTTAGTCAACCCCATAACCAGTTCTTCCTGTATCAGAAGGAAGCACCTGGTCTGTGGTCGCCTTTAACCAAGATCGAAATCCTTGGTGACATCCGTAACAAACTGCAAATGTTAGGTGACTTCCTGCCTAACGGTTTCAGTATCAACTTGATGAACGATGTCTGCACTCAGCTGCAGTCGGTTCTTGCCTTTGAAGATTGGTATGACAACAGCGAGCTGCTGCTGTTCACCAATGGTGTGCTGAATGTTCAGACCAGGGAGCTGCTTCCCTTTGGCCGGGAGCTTCACCTGACCCAACTGATGCCGTATCCCTATGACCCGGCAGCCACCTGTGAAGAAATTGTTAAATGGCTGAAAAGTACACAGCATGACAGCTGGGAACGTACTCAGGTTCTGCGGGCCTGGTTGCGGGCCACACTCCTGGGTCGTTATGAGATCCAGAAGTTTGTGGAAATCGTGGGTCCGGGTAAGTCGGGTAAATCCACCTACGCAAACCTGGCGGTAGCACTGGTGGGTAAGAGCAATACTTACTCAACGGACTTCGAGAATATGGAGAAGAACCGTTTTGAAGCTGCCGCCTACATGGGTAAAAAGCTTCTGCTGTTCCAGGATGCTGATCGTTGGGGTGGTTCTGTCTCCAGGTTGAAGGCCATCACTGGAAGTGACTGGATCCGTAGCGAACGTAAGTATCAAGGTGAAGGTCTGGATCCTTTCCAGTACCACGGTGTTGTGATGATCACCGCCAACGAAGCAATTCAGTCCACTGACTACACCTCTGGTCTTGCCCGTCGTCGCCTCACCATTCCTTTCGACCGTCCGTTCACGGGCGGGCCGAATGAACAAAAAGAATTAATTAAGTTCAATTCCAAGGGTGAGCCCCAAGGTGTGTTCTCCCCTCTGCTGCCAGGACTGGTGAACTGGCTGCTGGATATGAGTGAGGAGGAGATGCGTGAGTACCTGATGGAAACTTCGAAGAAGGTGAAGTTCTTCAAGAAGTACGAGAAGATGCAGAACCTCCGGTCCAACCCCCTGTTGGATTGGATGGAGCACAAGATCATCTACGACCCAGGCATCAGCTCAGCTGTTGGTTTCACGAAGAATGCACCGATGGGTTCTTCACATATCTATGCCAACCAGGACAAGTGGTTGTACGCAAGTTATGCAGAGTTCTGTCGCCAGTGCAATGTGGGCATCATGTCGCGTAACCGATTTGAACCCCTCTTCCTGGACATCTGCAAACACCAGCTCAAGATCAACGTCTACCCCTTACGCAATACCAGGGGGATGCGGGTGGTAAATGTGGCTGTCCGTGAGTCCAGTCCTAAATATGAAGATTGGCCTTCCGTTGTTGAGGTGTCTGCAGACAAAGATAAATACAAAGAATTTTATGGGATGTCACTGGAAGCAAACCTGGATGCGACAATGGAAGATGAGTTGGAAATAGTCGATGTCTAATGGGCGTCACCTAATTTTAGATTTGTATGAGTGTGATCCAGAGGTTTTGGACGACTACGACAGGTTGTCTGAACTTCTGGAGGCTGCCCTTTTGATGTCGAAAGCCACAATCCTTCGCATCATTGGCGAGAAATTTGAGCCGCAGGGCGTAACGCTACTGGCGCTCCTGGCTGAGTCTCATGCGTCTATTCATACCTGGCCTGAGCTTGGGTACGCCGCCATCGACCTCTATACCTGCGGGGATACCACCAACACGCACAAGGCTGCTGACTTCCTGAAGTACAAGCTCAAGTCCCAGAAGGCAGAGGAACAGGAGCTGGTGCGCTCAACGGCGCCTCCTGAAGCCTGAGAGCAACGGTAAAGGTTGAGGCCCTGTTTCGGCAGGGCTTTTTTCATGGCCGCAAGAAGTACGCATGTACTTAAATCCCAGGGTGAGACTCAGATGTCGGTGCAGAGATGCAGACTTTGGGGGGCTTTTAACCCTTACGTGATGTAAATGACACTATGAGATGACAGTGTAATTTAGCTTATATAAAGATAAAAATGGGGTCAAAGTCTGCAAGTCTGCACGGGACAATGACACTCCTACCCCCTAGAATGTCATTACCCACCCACAGGTCCGGTCATGGCAAGCCTTGTGAAGAAGCTCCAGCAGGTAGCGAACGACTTCGGGGAGCCGTCCTTCCGTCATGTCCACGGCATCGAGGGGATGGAGGAGGAACGCCTTAAGGAACTGGGCTACTACCGGGGGTTCCCCTGCCCTCACGGTCATCTCATTCGAGACTCAAACCAACACTGGTGCTATGAGTGTGGCCGGAAGATCCTGAGCAACGTCTGCGGGTTTGACATCAACTACCTGCATGCCGACTACAAACACAAGTACGCCAAGCTCTGGAAGAAAGTTAAGGTCACTTTCCCGGAAGAGTGCTGGGAGATTGAGACTCCTGGTGAGACGACCCCCAGGAGAGTGTGCTTGCCCTCCTACCGCTCCGGCTACAGCAAGCAGAAGTCTGAGAACGTCAACATCCACAAGGCCCTGTACCAGTGCGCCTGGGGGGATGTGGGGGTGCTGGTCGTCACGCGGTTATGTGGCAATCCCAAGTGCGGCAACCCTCTGCACATGGCGTCCACCTTTAATCGCGGCTATCCACCCAAGAACGTGACACCGCTTGAGCTGGACTTCAAAGCTGAAAAACTCATGCTGTACAACCGCCAATCTCATACTGAGACTGGTGTGCAACAGGTGATACGAAGCGAGTACAAGAACGTGATCTCAAATCCTGAGTACCTTGCAGAGAAAGCCGAATAACTTTCTTACTTTGTTTGCGGGAAAATAAGTATACTAATTTCAGTCAATTTGTAAGTAATGACTGAGAACAAGCCTAAACTTCTCTGGATTGGTGACATCGTTGCCATGACCGGCTTTGCGCGTGTTACAGAGAATGTGCTGAGTAATCTGAAAGATAAATACGAAATTCATGTCCTGGGCTGCAACTGGCATGGGGATTACACCCCGCTCCAGGAAGAGTACAGGATGTATCCTGCTTCCAACCGATTCCAGCAAGCTCCGTTTGGGGAAGAACGGATTCGTGAGATCGTTGAGTTGATTCGTCCTGATGTTGTCTTCACGATGAACGACATCTGGATCATTAACGAACAATGGAAACGTATTGCTGACTTACGCGAAGCCATCGGTTTCAAATTCGTGGGCTACTACCCCATGGACTCCTATGGTTGGTATGGCGCAATCCTTGATACTCTCAACGATTGGGATGCTGCTGTTTGCTACACGGAATTTGGCGCACAAGAAACTATCACCGCTGGTTCCCAAAAACCAATCAGTGTCATTCCCCACGGCGTGACGGCAGGTCAGTTCCGTCCGATTGACAAGCTTAAGGCGCGTGAACAGCTGGGCTTGAGTCCAGATGATTTCATTGTGTTCAACGGAAACCGAAATCAATTCCGCAAACGTATTGACTTAACGATCAGTGCTTTTGCAAAATTTGCAGTTGGCCGTCCAGATACAAAGCTCTACCTTCATATGGGCTTGAAGGATCAGGGCTGGGACATCATGCCACTCTTTGCTCGAGAGATGCAACGTCAAGGTCTTGATCCAAACAACCGGATCATCATGACAACTCCTCATCCTAATCCGCCAAACGTTGATGTTGAACTTCTAAACGTCATCTATAACGCAGTTGATGTTGGTGTTAATACTTGCAAAGGTGAAGGCTGGGGTTTGGTCAACTTTGAACACGCGGCATGTCGTGTTGCTCAAGTAGTACCAGATCACACGTCATGTAAAGAAATCTTTGATGGATTTGGGGTCTTAATTAGATCGTTGCATGCCGATGTGGACACCAACTTTGGCCGCATCATGCCTTGCCCTGATGACAATCACCTTGCAGAACTCCTTGGGGAACTGTACGAAGACCGTCAAAAACTTGATAGTGTTGCCGAAGCTTGTTATCAACGGGCCACGGATCCATGTTTTGAATGGGAAAGTGTTGCTGCTCAGTTTGACGAGGTCTTCCAGGAAGTACTCGTGACACAAGAGAAGAAAGCAATGATTGTAAAACCTAAAGCTCGCAATAAAAAGAAAGGAAAATAAAACCGGCTTTAGTTAATGCCCCCAAATGGGGGCTTTTTCTTTGGCGTTTATTTACAAAAAACGAAGAGTAAAATATAAGTACATCAACGTAACTGTAATAATGCGCAATTCTGAAGCCCAAAGACAGCGCACTCAGGACAATCCTCTTGTATTAGGACCCTTCAGCCAATTGTCAGTTAGAAAATTAACAGGGGCTTTGGGGCCTCAGAACAAAGTAGTTGGGCGTGCCGATACAAACTCCAGCTCTAATGGAGGCTATGGACAAGGAACATACAACCACTGGTTTCGTATTGACCTTGAATCATCTGCTTGGATCATTATTGCCAAGGGGGGTCCAAGACCTGAATACATCAATGTTTCTACCTTTGATTTAAATCTTGCTCCTATACAAGGCAGAGCTATTTTTGACACCGATAGTATCCCTGAAATTATTGATGGTGATGTTTATTTTCCATATCTTGGGCATGTAATGAATAGACAGTCAAATCTTTACAATCAATTTTTTGCAAATCGTTTAGATAAAGGGGACCAACGTTACTATCCACTTGATCGTGGCAGTTATCTCCTTTGTATTTCTACAACACGAAACGAACCACTGAGTTATGAAGTATCTTTTGTTGTTGAGTTTCCAGTAACAACCTTTGATATTTTGCTTGAAGATTACGGCTTGCTTTTGTATGAAAACACTGACCAAAGTTACGTTGTAGCCGACACAACGTCTGATTACGTTCAGAATGATTTACATACGCATTCACTATCAGAATGGGACGAAGCATGGAGACGAGAGCACCAGCAGGGCCTTCCTTTCCCAGAGGCTCTTGTACCTTACGCAACACAACCATGACCTCTCTCTATCTCTGGTTAAAACGCAATCTTTTTAAATACAACAAAAAACCCAAGGTAAAGATGACTAATTTTCAAAAGTATTGCCAGGAAAACCCATCTGCTCCTGAATGTCGCATTTATGATCTCTAATGTCTGAAGAACAAATTAAACATGTCCCACCGAGTGAGGCGACGGAAGAAGACTGGGAAGATTTCTTTACCGACTGGGATATTCCTCAGGGTACGACTTATCCCCTGGATTTGGACCACGAATGGTTGTGTGTGGCTAGCCAGCATGGTCGTGGCACGGTCAAACAGACAAGCGAGCGATTGGTTGAATCGAAGAAACAACAAAAGGTCCCGCCGCCTGGATATAAATTTGACAGGTAAAGAAGGCAACCTGTTCCAGGCTTTAGCGGTGCGTACTCTTCGTGAATGGGAAACGCAAATCCCTTACGGTGACTCTATTACTTTCTTTTGTCAGTCAGCAAAAGCAGATAAACAGTTTCGAGTTTGGAAACGTTGGTTTATGAGGCATGAAAACATGAAATGGAATATTTATGAAGAAAGTAAAAGTTTCTTTTTCTATAGATCAAAACCTTTAGAATGAAGAAAACGGGATAAACCCATGAGCAAACTTAATGAGTATTTAGAGGTTGCCCTTGCAATCCACGCAGCTTGTTCTGCAATCTGTGCCTTAACACCTACCCCAAAGGACGACAAACTTGTGCGTAAACTCTACAAGATCATTGAGATCGGTGGTCTTGTGATTGGTCGTGCCAAGCAACGTTGATTAGTTTGGCAACGCCTGGAACCAAAACACGATTCCATTATTAGCTTCAACCCATTCTCGTGTTTTGTATGCGTCATTCCTTTCTAGGGTGGCGCATTTTCTTTCTTTGTCTAATTCCCAGCACATATTCACCCGGATCTTGGGCTCCTTATTGCGTTTCATTTAGATACCAAAATTGCCCAGCCTGTATTTTTTCCTTCACATTCCCAGCGAGGAAGCCAATTCTTGCGGCTATAACGCACAGCTTTTCCTGATGACTTGCTGTGGATTACATAACCACCGTTGACCATATCGGCTTCTCCGTTGGGGTCATTATGGACAAACGCATCTGGCGTAAATCCAATGCAGCAGGTCCAGTGACCAAATCCAGACGGATTCTTTGAGGTCCCTTGGTGCAGCCACCCAACAGCTACGGGGCGACCATTGCGAATTTCATTTTCTAATAACGCATAATTACCGTTAGTTATAAAACGTGCCTGAAGACCCAGGGATCTCAAGGCTGCAATTTGAACATCTTTGTCGGTGGTATCGCCATAACGTGCGCGAATTTTATTGTATTCATCGTCATTCTTCACCTTTCCATAGTACTCAGCGATCATGGCACAAGTACTTGAGAAACACTCGCGATAACCCCGCTGAGATTGGTTGTCGAGCTGGTATTCATATGGTACGTTTAAAATCTTTTCATTGACAACATCCTTTTGCTCTCCTCCAGGACGTTGAAGTTTTTGATCTAAGATCTGGATTAATTTAGTACTGTACGCTGGGTCAGTTGCATAACCCTCTTTTACCAATAACTCCGCACATTCATTTCTATTCTTAGCACGATTTACTCCCTTGAAATTTTTATAGTCCTTGTACCAACGATCTACCAAATACGTAATGCACGTTTCAATATCAGGAAAGTCAAGAAACCCATCCTTGATTGTTATCCATTTGCCGTTAATAAATTCTTGTGTGCTAACAGTAGAGCCTCCCCCCTTTAAACCTAAAACATTGTTTTTACCTGACATATGTTTTCCCCAACCTGACTCTAAGGCCCACTGTGCACAAACGCATTCAGGAAATACGGCTCCAGCTTCTTTAGCGGCTGCGTATACACCATCCCAATTATTGTTGTCTACTTGTGGCTTGGTCTTACGATATTTCTTGGCAAATTCATCCAGGACATCAGAAGAAAGCTGGGACTGCAACCAATTCCATGCTTCAATCTGATGAGGTAATTCTTCGTAATACTTAGCCGCGTCCGTTAGTTTGATTGACATTGTCTAATATCCGTTTAAAATCTCCTGAATATACTTTAGGACCAATATGCATACAGGTCGATGTGGTGTTAACCCAAATATCAAAGCCCAGTTGTTTTAGTTTTTCGCAGAGATAAATGTCTTCACCCATAAACTCCTCACCAATAAAATCGTACTGACAAATATTAAACAGTTGTTTACCACGGAATTGAGTGAGTGTGCTGTTGTCAGCCAATGCTTTCAAGGCTTTCCGACCTAGCTTTAAACAGCTGGTACTTACCCGATCTGCCTTAACCCAGTTCCCTTCTTGCTTGGGTGTATCCGCAAAAAAGATATCGTAACTTTCAGTATCAGACTTCTTTACCGTGGGGATAGCTACTACATCTCGTGCATCAGTTATGACATCTAGGAACGATTGGGCGTTACAAAAAACGTCCGAATCAATAAAAATGAGGCTGTCAAAATCATTTTTAATGGCAGCGGTTAACAGCTCGTTGCGTGCCATGGGGAGGATGCTTTCATAAGACAAGAGAAGCATTTGGATATCAATGCCCCTCATCTGGCAAAGCTTGGTGATCTCATGGATGGCAAAACTGTACCAGGCATCGACACGTCCGTCGAGTGCAGGGGTGCCAATCAATACACGCTTTGGTTGCTTCTGAGGTTGCTTAGAAGCCTTTGCCACTGGGAAAATCTTTTTTGCCATGTCCAATGCTTGTTGTAAAACTCAGTCTGGTCAGCCAGGTTTTGCTGGTTTTCTGGTGACCAGTAATTGTCAATAACCCTGTTCAAAAGAATAGCGTAATTTTGAGCTAATCGTTCATGGTTGCTGTCATAACCAATGAAATCAGCGTATTCACCACAGGTTTCAAACAGTGCTCCATAGTTGGTGACGACTGCCTGGCAACCAGCACACATGGCTTCGATTGCGGAGATGCAAGAGGTTTCTTCAAAAACACTGGGGTAAGCAAAGATATGAGCGTCTTGAAGAGCGGTACGTATCTCTTCGTTTGGCGCATACCCTTTGACGTTGATGCCAGGAGTGCGTTCTAGCTCTGCAAACAGCTGATCAAATTTTCCTTCCAAAGACTTAGCAAAAGATGTGCCGTAGATGATGATAGAAGAGTAAACGTCTAGTTCAATGTCATCTCGATTGAGGAGTTGAAATGCATGCAACAAAACATGTAGTCCGCGCCAGGGTGTTGATGTATAGATCAACTTGAGCTTGCCCTTGGGCTTTGGCTTTGGTTCAAATTCTATCGTGGCATTCTTGATGACGACTGATTTCCAGGCTGGTGCGTTGAATTTTTCTCTGAATTTTTCGTAGCACCAATGAGAGTCGTAAATAAAACAGTCAATTTTATCAACGAAGCTAGGGCTTCTCATCCCCTGTACGTTTTCTTGATCGTAACTCAGTTCCTGCAGGAGGATATTCTTCTTACCTGGAACGATCAGCTCGGGTCTGCACACAGAAACAATCAAGTTGATTCCGGAGAAATCCAGATTCTCTTTTAGTGTTTCAACAAGGATTTCTGTGCCACCTTTCGGTTGATCAGGCATTACGTTCAAACAGGAAATCAACCTGGAGCAACTGATTGTTCTGATCATAGAGGACATCAATGATGTCTCGCAAGCAGTATCCATTTTTATCCAGATATCCGATAACACGTCCTGCCAAGGGAGCACCGTGGTTGTACTGCTGGACTGATGTTTCCAGGAGCAAATACCGTGGCTGTGTTTGTTTAAAATATTGTTTGCCGCCTTTCAAGATGTCAAGCTCTGCGCCTTGAACATCAAGTTTGATCATATCAAACGGTGGGAACTCTAGATCATCCAGTGCGTACATCCATTTTTTGAGCACCACGGGATTGGTGTAGTAGACCGTGTTCTCGCGATAAATGGAACTGCCTGTTGTTCAGCTCTCCTCTGGAAGGGTGTAGAAATCCACCTGCTTGGTTTCTTTGCCAAGCAGATAAAAGTCTGTGTCAAATGCCTGGAGGAGTGACGCTTGCCTTTCGTCACCCTCAATGCATTTAATTCGTGCAGCAGGAAATAACTGGCGAGCTAACCGTGCAAATTCGCCACGATAAGCCCCGACATCTAGGACACTCGTAACGGGGTGCTCTAGATGCCGGAGACGTTGCCGAAACCGATCCATGAAGGAATCAGGTCAGGGAGGTGATATCAAAGTCGTCAACCTTGCTTTCTGTGGCAGGGGTGGTGAGGCTGCCGTACATACTGTCGAACACCATGTCCCAGTGCACGGTGTTGCAGAAACCGAGGAGTTCAGCTTTGGTGAAATCGGCGGGCTCTTTGTCAAGGTATTCCACGTCCACTTCGGTGCCGAAATCACGGTTGAAACCACCGTAGGAGTAGACGACAGTCAGATCCCACTTACGGACTTTACCGTTGGTTTTAACGGTGGGGATAGCCTTAGAGAGAGCTTTAGTAGCGCCCTGGGTATGTACAACCATTGTTGGCAAGAGTCAATGGTTTTATTATACGTCAGTTTCAACGCATTACGGCGTTAATCCCGATACTTTATTTTCCAATTCTTTCAAACGCTTAGCAAGTTCCTGCGTTGCTTTAATCAAGATTGGATACGTCTTCATTGGATCAGCTTCCCAGCAATCAGGATTGTTCTTATGTACCAAACGTGTGTATTCGGCTGTACCAAAAGAAGTTTCAACTGCATCTAATTCCTGGGCAATAAAACCAAAATCTTTTCTTCCTTTGCGAGAACCATCGCGTGTTGCCCAGTCAAACTGCACTGGACGTAGGGCGTTAATGAAGGTTACACCATAAGGAAGATCCTTAATGTTGGTTTTATCCCGCTGGTCCGACAGTGTTGAAATTGTCGTATCAGCACAACGAAGGTTGACAACGTCAGCATTACCAAGTGTAAACTCACCAGTAACAGTTGCCGCAGAAGCCTGGGCTTCGTTACCAATACAGGTGTTATTAACGCCTGTAGTAAGACCCGAACCAGCAGAATGTCCAAGCGCGGTATTTCCTGTTGCAGTGGTGTTTGATAATAACGTTTGTCGACCAACTGCGACGTTTTGATTACCTGCCGTATTGTTTTGAAGCGCACTAGAACCAACTGCAACATTAGAAGCGCCTGTTATATTAGCATTTAAAGCATCCCGACCAACTGCAACATTATTAACACCTGTTGTATTAGTAAATAAAGCTTGCTGACCTACAGCAGTATTGTGAACGCCTGTTGTATTAACAGCTAAAGCGCTTGAGCCGACTGCAATATTGCCCGTTCCTATTGTGTTAGAAGCAAGTCCACTGACGCCGATGGCAATATTATTGACACCTGTTGTATTGGAAAGCAATGCACTGGCACCAACTGCAGTATTACCAGATCCTGTTGTAGAGCTTCCAAGTGCATTAACACCTATAGCAACATTAATTGAGCCTACTGTATTTACATCAAGAGCGTTAAAACCAATAGCAACATTCCCGCTAGCTGTTGTATTAGCAGCAAGCGCATTAGTACCAATGGCAGTATTATTGAGACCCGCTGTATTAGAAGCAAGACCACTAGCACCTACGGCAACATTGTTTGATCCTGTTGTATTTAAAGTAAGACCACTGGAGCCAACTGCAGTGTTATTGTTTCCTGTTGTTGCTTGACGAAGTGCATTAGATCCAAGAGCAGTATTGGCAGTTCCTGCTGTACTGTTTTGAAGCGCACTGAAACCTAATGCAGTATTACCTATGCCTGTTGTGTTGGCAAAAAGCGCAACGTAACCTACTGCAGTATTGCCTACGCCCGTGGTATTCGATGCAAGACCACTGACGCCTACGGCAACAGTATTACTTGTTGTATGAGCAGTAAGGGCGTTTACGCCTATGGCAACATTACTGGTACCTGTTGCATTGGCAGCTAAAGCACTATTACCAACAGCAGTATTACCAGATGCTACTGTATTAGCACCTAAAGCATTTTGACCAACTGCTGTATTCTGAATGCCTGTTGTATTAGCAACTAAAGCATTTTGACCAACTGCAGTATTACCAGATGCTGTTGTATTAGAATCTAAAGCATTTTGACCAACTGCGGTATTATTAGCGCCTATTGTAGTAGACTCTAAAGCATTTTGACCAATCGCAGTATTATTGCTAACGTTTGATGCGCTATCTAAAGCATTTTCACCAACTGCAGTGTTATTATTCCCTGTTACACTAAAAGTTAAAGCAGCTCGACCAACTGCAGTATTACCAGAGCCTATTACATTAGTGGCTAAAGCGCCTCGGCCAACTGCAGTATTATTGACGCCTGTTGTAGTATTGCCTAAAGCAGCTCGACCAACTGCAGTATTTTCAGAGCCTGTTGTATTACTGCCTAAAGCAAATCGACCAACTGCAGTATTAGAAATACCTGTTGTATTTTCTTTACCTGCTCGATAACCAATAAAAGTATTATCACTTCCGGTATTGTTTAAACCTGCTTCAAAACCAAGGCTTGTTTCAAACGGGCTTCCGGAATCTGTTTGGCCAATTAAACCGGAAACACCAGAAATCCATGAAGTAGTTCCATCAGAATTTGTGCTTAATATAAAGCCAGAGGTTCCTGTTGTTGGTGGAAAAGAAAATAAACCATAAGGACGAATATCACCAGATCCACTGACAATTAAAACACCACCGCTAGCGTAGTACGTATTACCGGAAATAATACCTGCTGTAAAAACTCCACTGCCAAAAATACCGCTGCCACTAACCTGAATATTTCCGGTAGTTGTTTGAGTAAAGTTTACGGTCGTAAAATTACCTGTTGCAGCAGTAACGGTAACGGCTTCAACGGTAACTCCTGTGATATATGCACCAGAAACCCTAGATGTGAATGTACCGGAAATGCCAGTTAAATTCGTAAATAAACCAAGGTTTCCTGTAACGGTTCCTCCCGAAACCGTGCCACCGTCTATTTTTGTTGTTCCTGTAATTTGGTTAAAGGTTGCGCTATCACCGATAACATTTTGTCCTGAAAGCTGTGATGTAAATACGCCACTAATTCCGGTAATCCTTGTAAAGGCAGCCGTACCACCGGTTATGGAAGCGCCAGAAAGCTGCGAGGTAAAACTTCCGGAAACGCTGTTAATAGTTACAAAATTACCTGTGACTCCTGTAACTGTTCCGCCTTCGACTCGGGTGCTACCGGTAACGTAATTGAAAGTTGCGTTTTCGCCTACAAAATTTTGACCTGAAATTTGAGATGTAAATACGCCACTAACGCCTGTAACCCTGGTAAACGAACCAGCGGTTCCTGTTATGTTTGCTCCAGACAGCTGTGATGTAAATACACCAGATACACCAGTAATAGATCCAAAGTTACCAATAGATCCCGTGATTGCAGCCCCTGACAAAAGGGTTGTAAATATACCAGTCTGCCCTGTAATAGCTGTAAATTGACCATTGTCTCCGGTGATTGTTGCTCCAGAAACGCGTCCAGTAAACGCACCACTAATTCCATTAAGCTGTGCAAACCCACCTGTGCTACCAGTAATGGTTGCGCCAGAAAGGCGATCCGTAAAGGTACCTGAAACGCCTGTTAAGTTCGCAAACTGCCCGTTATTTCCAGTAACGGTTGCTCCAGAAACAACGTTAAAAATCCCTGATACAAAAGTACCGGTTGTGGCGTTAATGGTGTTTCCTGTAATTGTTGTACCACTTAAAGTCGTGGTGAACACGCCTGTAACAGCTCTTGCCGTTGTGAAGTTACCAGATGCACCAGTAATGGTATTACCGGAAATACTGGTTAAACCGTATATTTCATTTCCAGTTAGTATCCCAAAAGTACCGGTAATACCTGTAACAGATCCTCCTGAAATCTGACCACTAACAACAATCCCGGAAGAAAATGTTGCGTTGCCACTGATGTTTAAATTCCCTGCGGCACTAATGTTGCCAGTTGTATCAATTGTTGGAATAGAAATAGTGTTAGTAAAAACACCGGTTTGAGCTTCAATCTTTTGGAATAAACCAGTGACGCCTGTGATGGTTGCACCAGACACGCGTGTCGTGAAAACTCCAGTAGCACCTGTGACACTAGTAAAGGTTCCCGCATCCCCTGTTACTACTGCGCCAGAAATTCTACTAGTAAATACACCTGATACTCCGGTAATGTTAGTAAAAGTACCAACATTACCTGTAACAACTGCACCGGAGATTTGTGTTGTAAACGTACCTAAGCCACCAGTTAAATTTGCAAATAAACCAGTGGCACCGGTTACCGTTAAACCCGATACCCGTGTGGTGAAAGTTCCGCTAACTCCGGTTAAATTTGCAAATAAACCAGTATCTCCTGTGACAGTTGAACCAGAAACACTTGTGGTAAATACTCCGGAAACACCCGTTAAGTTTGCAAATAAACCTGCCGCTCCTGTAATTGTTGCTCCGGATAAACGAGTTGTAAAAACGCCACTGATACCAGTAATGCTACTGGCTTGAACTGCATCACCAGTTACAACAGCACCAGAAACTTGAGTTGTAAATACACCGTTGACACCAGTAATGTTGGTGCCACTGAAACTAGAAAATAAACCGGTTGCTCCTGTAATCGTTTGTCCTGTTAAAGAAGTGAACGCACCAGAAACACCTGTTACTGTTGTTCCGCTTAACCTTGTAAAATTGCCCGTTCCGATTGTTGCAGTTCCACCGATTACGTTTGTGAAATTGCCAGTAGATGCGTTGACATCAACAGCCTGAAATGTCTGACCAGTAAATACTGTTCCACTGGTTAACGAATTAAAGACCGCGCCACTATTTACCGTAAGGTACGCAAAAGTACCAGTGTTCGTGACGTTGATCGAAGCAGGAGTAAATGAACCGCTAACGGAAAGATTGCCGCCAACAGTTAAGTCGCCTGCAACACCACCACCTGTTAACTGAAGATAGTAGTTGTTGAAATATTGCTTTGTTTCGTTAAACGTGAGTTTTTTACTTTTTAGACCAGGATCAACTTCGGCAACATCAACAACCAATAAAAGATCGTCGTCGTTGATATTCGTCGACGTGATCGCTGGCAATTCAGTTATGCGCCTATTAGCCACCTATTTAAAACACATAAACCTATAAATTAAATTATAGGCGAGATGTGCTTATTTTATTTGACCTTAATTTCAATACTTGGCAGCAAACGAGAACCGAGGTGCCAGGCTCCTTGAATGCCTAAAACAAGGCCACAGGAAAGAGCAAAAACCACAATCAATTCAGCCACTGTCAGGTTGCGCCTCACATAAACAAACTGTGGTGGCTCCACAAATTCTGGGACGTTTCTGCCTTGCAATGGAGGGAAAACCATGCTTTGTTGTGGCATGGGAGACCGGGCTGCTGCACTACTTTCTTCCAGTGCCTGTTTGATTGCATTTTCTCGTGCCTGGGCCTTGAGTGCTTCCAGTAACTCAGGTGTGATAGTCCTTGGCAAGGGAACGTTGAAATTTTGTTCCGGAGAACGGGGCGGATTGGAAGGGGTTACTTGATCTTCCATTGGATAGCAGAATGCTTTTTTATACCTTAGCATTTAATCAAAACATGTCGAGTATGAGTTACGGGATTCGAAAGGGATTGGAGGATATCGCCCATGAACTAAAAGGTGTGCGAAACATCTTGGCGTCCATGTGGCACAGTCGGTATCAAACCCAGGAAACTGACCAGTTAAATCCTCAGGCTTTTGCTGATGAGTACATTTCTACAGAAGAATGTGCTCGTCGGCTTGGGATATCAGATCAGACCATTCGAAATTGGATTGCTATTGGCAAGAAAAAACCTGAGAAAGGCTGGACGGAAGGACTGCATTACGTCAACGTTTCTCCTGATCCATCCAAGAAAGCGGTAATTCGTGTTCCTTGGAATCACTTGATCATGTCCTTTTCAAAAAACAAAGACATTGATCTGTCTGACTTCTATGGCAGGAAGTACCAAAGTACCCAAGAGAAACTTGAATGATGTTAAATCGTTTCCATGACTTAGACCTACAGGAACTCACGGTCAAAAACTGTCAGGATCTGCTGCCCGAATCTTTGTTTAATCAGGTCCAGGACTTCCTCCCTCCTGAGGGATCGTTCGATGATTTATGCCTGCGTCGATATCTAGAAAACGTTAAAGAGTATGAAGAGGAGGACGCCAATTCCGGCATGACATTAGCCAACCGGCTTCGCTTGGCTTTTGTTGATATGCACCCAGATACAATCTGTGGTAAATTTCCGCAAGCAGAGTTGCCTCTCAAGCGGAGATTACGGTGCGTTGCTGAGTATTTGATTCGCTCCGGAGAGTTTGATAAGCTACGGGACGAAAAAGGAAAGCTTGTCAAAAAGAGAGGGAACCTTGGAAAACTGGTCGTTATCTACCAGCCATTGCCTAAGCTAAAAGAATCATTACTTCGACAGGGATTGGTTTCAAATGAACCGGAGAGAAAAACTGATTCATGCAACCCTTCAGGGTGACATGAATGAAACCAAAGGCAAGATGCTAAATCAAACCATTGATTTCATTCTTGGCGATATGGGATCAATGTACTATCAATTTTGGCAAGTTGATGGTCCAGGGGTCATGGTATTTCAACCCCAGAGTAAAGAGCGCTCCATGTTTTACTGGACGTTAAAAGAAATTCACTCTGCTCAAGAGGAATGCGAACGAGACAATAAAGGTGATCTTGCGGAAAGCTTTAGGCGCATTTTAGAGGCCGCTCAAAAAATTGACCCTGAAGAAAAGGCGGGTTACGTCATTAATGATGATGAAGGCGTGCGTTATTTTGAGATTGATTACAACCAAATGGTGGACAAGAAGTGACGATTAGGCGGGTTACGGGCAGAAAGGAAGATCTTGAGTTGATCACCCCCACGGAGTTAATACAAGCCGCCAACATGGTTATGGGGAACATCGACCTTGATCCCGCCAGTTCCAAAGTGGCACAGCAGTTTGTGCAAGCGGATCAGTTCTTTGGTCCGCAACAAGACGGCCTTAATGCCCAGCAGTGGTTTGGGAAGGTGTATTTGTTTCCACCCAGTGGTTGTTATTTCTTTGATAAGAAACTTGACAGGTGGAAGATGACCAGGGCCTCATCCCCAACCTTGGTTTCATCTCATGCTGTTTGGTTTAGGACTCTATTCAAGAAATGGTACGCCGATGAGGTTGAGCAAGCCATCTACTTCAGCAACTGCCCTGACATGATTCGTTATGAACAGAAGATATTTGATTTTCCCATCTGCTTCTTGAAGACGGTACCACGTTTGATCAAGAACACTAGCGAGGGAATCGGTGAGCATAAAACCTGTACTTCTTTTGTGGTTCATTTGCAACCCAAATTGAACTCGTCTGAGGCAACGCAAAAATTTATCGATGTTTACGAGCAATTTGGCCGCGTTATCTACTGAATTGGGTATAGTTAAAGACGATTAAAGGGCTTTATGGGAATCCTTTGCGACAGCGAAATCAAGAAATTTGCCCTTGAACAGGGGATGATTGAACCGTTTACAGATCGGTTAATCAACGAAGAAAGTGGGCGACGTGTTCTGAGTTACGGTTTGAGTTCTTACGGGTACGACATCCGCCTGTCCCCTAAACAGTGTCTCATCTTTGGACGCATTCAAGAAGGTGTATCAGATCCAAAGGACTTCAATCCTAAGATCCTTTCTGATTCAGCTCTCCTGGAAGACGAGAAAGGCCAATACTTCCTTCTGCCTCCCTACGGCTATTGCTTGGCAGTTGCAGAAGAGCGCCTGAAGCTTCCCCAGGATGTGACGGTAATTGCCATGGGCAAGAGCAGTTACGCACGCTCGGGCATCATTGCTAACATCACGCCCGCAGAGGCCGGTTGGGAGGGCTACCTGACCCTTGAGATCAGCAATGCCACGGGGCAATTCAATCGTATCTACGCAAACGAAGGGATCATCCAACTTCTGTTCCTTCGCGGAACTCCTTGTGAAGTTTCTTACCAGGACCGGAAAGGTAAGTACCAGAACCAGGCACAAGAAGTTGTTTACTCTAAGGCTTGAGCATGGATTCCAGTGACTTAGAGCAAAGGATCGATATCCTTGAGATCCTTGAAAACCAGGTTATCTTTTTAAGTAATGCGGAGCTGGCAGGCAAGCTTGCTCCTTTTAAAACAGGTAACGTCCAATGGGTTTTGAATACGCTCCAGGATTCTCTGGGGCAGATGCAAGACGCTTTGGATTTAGAAGACTTCAGCAACAACTGGAGTTAGCTAAAACCGTAAAAAGTACCTGACTGTGGCCGGGGCTTTTTGGCGTAACCCACGCTTCCCACTGTGCCGTACTCGTCCCCCAGACTTGGAACTTCAACACCACCTATGGTGGCTTCTGACCTGGGGGTTTCACCACGGAGGGTTGGCTCATCAATGGAAGCTTTCTGGCGGAATTTATTTGCCGCTTTTGCTGCGCTAAAGAACTTTTTAATTCCCTCTTGTTTTTCGTTTATTGGTTCTACTGTTGTTCGTTCATCTTGAGGAATTCGACGTAGGTCTGTATCGTAATTCCGTTCCGGAACAAGATCACTGATTTCCGATCCGGAACTACCAGAATCCTGCCGTGGATCGTATGTGGGATCAAAGAATCTTGCCATAGTATTATTGTAAAAGGAGTAATTCAAATTCTTAATATGATGCATAACGCAGCATCGTTCCTGGATGCGTTTGTCCAAGACGAAGTGAAGTGTCGCTGCTTAAGCGAAGAAGACTTTGGGCAGCCGCTCGCAAACGAAGAAAATGATGTACCCTTATATGACATGTACAACCGTGGACTAGCGGCATGTCAACAAGGAAACGAGAGGCAGAACCTATCTTTGGCGGAAGGGCGTCGTCCGGGACTAACGGGCTATATCCCTTCGATGGAGGAAGGTCTGGAGATGGGAGCAGCACCCAAGCCCAAAGGCTTGGTACTGGAGCTGGAGATGGTTCCAGAGAAGGAGAAGGCTCTGTCCGCAAAACGACGTGGTTTGACCCGGTGAACGAGCTGAGTGATTGCCCAGGTGGTGTATGCCCCGTACCTTGGGCTAAGGGTGTCGAAGCTCTTGCCAGCTCTGAATTTTTGAGTAAGGACCGGGATTCCAACTTTCCTGGCGAGAACACTATTGAAGAACCTCCTGTTGTCCAGTCGGATGAGGTCAATCACCCCCCTCATTACAATGATGGCGGCATTGAGTGCATCGAAGCAATCGAAGCTTCTTTAACTCCAGAAGAGTTCCGTGGTTACTGTAAAGGTAACTTGATGAAATATAGCTGGCGCGAACGCATGAAGGGCGGCACTAAGTCACTGAAAAAAGCGCAGTGGTACTTAGACCGCCTTATTCAATTTGATGAAGCTCAGAACGGCTGAAGCTCATCTTCATCCTCGTCGCCGTCGTCAAAGTAAGAACAGGCGGCGGCGAGTTCTTCCAGTTCAATATCTGTGGGTACGTCAAAATCAAGCTGAATGTTTTCGTCGGAAAGGATCTCTTTGACCGCTTGCCACTCCATCAGGCGTTGATGGTATAGGTTCAACAGGGTGACATAGAGTTCATCCCAGGTCATTTCCTTGGCCACCATCTCAGCCTTCCGCATGGAAAACTGAAGTTCCAAGGGCAGTTCAAATTCCCTGGGCTCTACTGATCTTTCCATTGCGTTTTTCATGGTCTTGATGAAACTATTTTAAGGCTAGCTGGCGAATAAAGTTTCAAGTCCTTGATCGTCAACCAACCCCCAGGGATCTTCGTCTACCTTAAACGAATTTGCAAACTCTGCAAGGGCGTAAGGATTGATTTTTTCTTCAAGCTCTCTGATGGCCCTAACTTGATGTGGTGCAGCACTATAGTTTCGAAACGCCTTAAGCAGTACCTCTGTGGATACCCAGGGATTTGCATCAATCTCACGCAAGAACAGTTCAACCTCCTCCCTGCGCCTATCGATCAAACCACCAATAACTCGATGGTTTTCATCAAAGATCCAGTGCGAGATTTCTTCTGCAACGCCAGCCCAGTCCTCATCATTTAAGCAGTCAATGACATTGCTATAGAGAAAAGGTTTCCATCCAATTGAATGGACAAAAGAAATTAAAGCCTGCTCAGAAGGCTCGTTTAAATGTAAGTTTAAATCCTTCAGTAAATTCTTGATTGCTTTTACTTCACAACTCAAGTACTCAAGTGCTTTTTCTTTGGTGCACCATTGACCTTGTTTTACCGGAGAACCATCTGGGTAAAACTGAGTCCCATAGCCAATGGTGTAACGTCCTTCCTCGTCAGAAAGGAAAGCTTTCTCATTAAAGCCTTCGTATTTACGAATAAGAGCAACCGCTTCTCGCAAATCTGACATGGGAGTACATCAAGTACTCCCATACTACACACCTTAAAAATATTTTGTTAACGTCCTTGACCCCTTGTTTTTTTACGGCCATGATTGGGCTTTGAATTTAAACCCTGGCCTTGACGTGTTTTCTTGGGTTTGGATTCAATTTTATTGATGGTTGACTTGGGTTTTGCCATGGTTGGAAGTGGTTGGCGTCACCACTTTACAGGGAAACCGAGCCCCGTGGGCGTCTATTGTTACATTGTTCTTGATGGGTTGCCCAACGAACATTTCCTGGTTCGTAATGTCCAAGATTATCAATACGATCTAAACTCATTCCTATAGGCCTCGTCCCTATATCATCAACTAATTGCTGTAAAGAGTTAAATCTAAATTCAACGTTCACATAATATCCACGGTGGCCCGTTTTACATCGATAACGAGCCTTGTAATAACTTGAACGGGTTCTTAGCATGGCCGGGTCATTTTTTACGCCTGTGCCTTTGTTTTTCGGAACTTGGCTTTTTTTGTTGCATGAACGGCACTTCCAAAGACCCTTTCTTCTTGTGTACTGATCAATGCGAATGCTTCCAGCGCATGCACAGGTTTCACAAAACACATCAACAAAACGGCTATTAGCGTTGGCCATTAAATTTAAGCAACCCAAATAGTATACCACTTAACGCTGTTTACCACTTCACACGGTGGCTCCAAAAGCGTGCAGACATGATGTCAGGATTTGGATCTTGGGCATTATGCCTGGCGTAATATGATTTCTTTCGTGCCTTGTCCTTGGCGGATTGGGGATTTTTACCAGCGCCCTCAACCCCCTGCTGTCCAAATCGAACAATCTTTTCCTCCCCACCCTTACATGCTTTGACCACATGTGATTTTGTTGGGTGCCCAGGGGTGCGCCTGGGTTTGTTACAAGCCATCTTGTCTTTTGCAAGCTTTGCCGCAGACGCAGCTTTTTTCCTTTTATCAGACATTAGAGGCCTTTAAACAGTGAAGTAAACTCTCCCAGGAAAGATTGAGCACCCCCATAAGTGTCCTCGTCTTCCTCGTCATCACCCATTGTAAAATAATTAGTTTCACGATCCTTGGATTCATCATCCGTTTTCTCCTTGTCATCTGGAAATAAGTTTCCAATCGAAGTAAGAGAAGCAAACGGATCGCTTAAGTCAATTCCTTCAAACTTAAGCGCTTCATTTGATCCTGATTTTGTAAGGAGCACTTGCTCACTTCGATCAAGGTCAGGGAAAAACTTTTCATAAAACTCATCTTCTGTGCCTTGATATCCAGCATTTTTAAACACTGCGTATAGCTGTGTTGTTGGCTTGACGGCTCCTGTGTCAAAGTCTTCAGGACGTTCAATATAAGTGACGCCCAAAATTTCTTGCGTTGGCTTTTCGCGTTTTTCGTTTAGGAATTTAATGTTCTCCCTGATTGTTTGTGCCGATCCTGTGCGAAGTGCATCAATAATGTATTGCCTTAATTCTTCCTTGTCGCCTGCAAAATCTTTTAATCCATAACGATTCAACACCTCTTCCCATGCCTCAGGTGTTTTTGTTGGATCTAAACCTTGCAACATCTCATCTGCAAATTCTTCTGGTGTAATAAATTGACCAAAAACGGGATCTCCTTTTAATGCTTCTTCTTTCATCACTGGCAGCACAGTGCCATAAATGTAATCCTTAACCTTGCCTGCGTTGACAATATCTTCCGCTGGGTCAAACCCTAATCCCTGACCCTTTACCTCAAAATGCATGCGGGCAAACGCCGCTTTATTGTTTACATCAATACCAAAACGATAAATTTGCTGCGCCCAATAAGGGTCTCCAGCTTTTGCTTTTGCCCAATCTTCTGCAACGGTTGTTTTTTGTTTTTCGTAATTGGTCTTGTTGTAACTGTCTGTAACTGGATCAAAGTAAAAAGTAGGGTCAAAAGATCTGGCACCAGTACTCTTAACATCATCCAGATATTTTTTGGTATACAAGTCACCAAGCGTTTTTAGCGCATCATATGAATCTTGCGTTTGGAATGGGTTCTGCTCTTGCTGTCTAACATCAAGATATTCCATGAACTCATCCATGGATCGTGATGTGTTGAAGCGGGGTAGCAAATATTCGTCAATATAACTACGCGCAAATTCAGCCTCAACATTCATCATTTGCGTTTTCTCGCTTGTTGAATAAGCAAGTGCAAGGCTTCTATTTTTTTGTTCGTCTAACGTTTTAATATCAGCTTCTAGCCTTGATTGGATAGGTGTAAGAGTTGTTTTTGCTGTGCTACCAGGATCACCCTTGATTGTGTTTAAGATTGTCTGCCCTTCTGTTCCTTGCTTTCCAAGGAAATCAACTAGTTGTTCTGTTGTTGTGAATCCAGCACGCTTCAGGAAATCCTCTGTGAATTTATTTGTAGTTGGGTCAAATACTTTTGCGGTCGTTGCATCACTTGTAAATGCACTGATAATATCCTTTTTTTCTTCCAGGGGTTCAAACAAACTGTAGTCAATTCCGTACTTTTGTTTGATTGCAGTATCAAACCATTGCTGCCAGTTGTAACCCACGTTATCGCGCATCCCGGTCACATTCCCAAGGGCGCCCAGGAGGTCTTCTTCTGCCTTGCCACCAGAGGTTAGGGAGAGGACCCCGCCAACTCCACTGTCACCCAGGATGGAGTCTGCCAATGTCTGGTTCAAATTGAAAACCTCACTGAAACCGTCAAACCCTTTATAGAAATCAAGGGCTTGCTGTCTGGACTGTACCTTTTTAATCTCTGCAATCGTGTCTTTTAAAATTGTTTGATTTAACGCTGCAAACTTTTTAACATCAACTTCTGCTTTTGTACCGATAGCGTCGTTAATTGCTTGCTCTAATTCAGTGATGACACTACCTGTATTAATGTTGTAA